ATGAAAAATAATGATAAGAAGAAAGAGGTTCAAAGAAAATACAGAGAAGAGATTAAAAAAAAGAAACAAGAGAATGAAGATAATAAAAATTTTATTAAAGAAACAATTATTGTTGTTACGATAATTGTATTGTTTATTTTTTTCACATACACTTTGCAAGGTTTTTAACAAGAAGCCCTCTTTTCCTATTTCGATAGTCTGCAATTTCCCTCACAATAAACGCTCAATTTTTTTACATGAGAATATAAAAGAAACATAAATGAAAATATAAATGAGAAAAACAACAAAAACCCTTGTCACGTAAGGGTTTGCAAAGGATTCAAAAATCACTTTTTAAATGAGGGTATGAATGAAATATAAATGAGAATCTAAATCTTATTAGTGAACAGAATTAAACATAATAAACAGAAATAAATAATAATAAACTAACTGCGTTTATTTATCTGATTTCCGTCTTTCCTTTAATTGCTCCGTTATAATCTCCAAAGCAGCCTGTAGAATTTCATCAGTTACTTCACCGTCTTTAGCTGCAAGGAATGTTTCAGGATCGTTTAACACTTTTTTTGCATCGTCAGTGATTATATTGGATGATTTATCTTTTCCTCTTAAAAGGTAGTCTGTAGATACATCAAAAAAGTCGGCTATTTTGATTAATGTTTCGTAATCAGGTTCGCGAGTGCCTTGTTCATAATTAGCAAGTTTTCCTCTTGAAAAGCCTAATCTATCTGCGAGTTCATATTGGCTTAGACCTTTTTCTTTTCTTAAAGCTGCTATCCTTTTACCTAACATATACACTCACTCCTTGTTATTAATTATAACTTGGAAACTAAGCGTTTCTACATTTAGAAACAAAAAGTTTCTAAAAACACTTGACGGACACGTTTTGTGTCCTGTATATTATAAATCGTAAAAGGAAACAAAACGTTTCTAAGGGGGTGTTATGAGTGGAAAGAGAAGTTTTGTTTTCCTTACGTGGAAACACGTCAAGAACAGTAGTTGCTAATGACTTAAACATAACTCCACAGATGCTAGGGGCTATTGAAAGAGGGGATAGAACTCCTTCCTTAAGTCTGGCCAAAAAGATTGCAGACTATTATGGAACAACTGTAGATGAAATTTTTTTTACTCAAGGTAGACACAAAATGTGTCCTAAATATAAGACAAGGACAGATAAGGGGGCTTAATTATGAAAGTCATCTTGAAAAAAGGACCGCTGTTTGAACAGGCAGAGGCCAAAGCTTACAAATTCCTTAGAGGCATACTTGTTCAGCGCATGAATGAGCACCAAGAGAAGCTTACGCAACAAAATAAAAAGGAAACAGCCTAAGTCATTTATAAACAGCATTGTCTATTAACTTTAATTTTAAAACTGAAATTCCAATATATCAGGAGGCAAACATATGGAGAACAACCCATACAATATGCGTAATTTACCGCAGATTATGCGTAGTGCCCGTAAGGCTGCAGGTCTTTCACAATACCAAATCGGCAAGTTAATCGGAGGTAAGGATCAAAGGTATGTTTCAGATGTTGAAAATGGACTTGCCAAGCTTACTCCAGAGTTATGTATTAAATGGTTTGAGAAGTGCGCTGCCTATGAACATATTGATCTTGTACATTACTTATTCAAACTTCATCCTACAGCCGCTGCTCCTATTGATCCGGCACTCAATGAATGTGCAAGTAATGCGGTGATTAATATGGTTCACCAATTGGAGGAAGCACTGCAAGCAACCAAACATTTAGCCCGTTGGCTCACGGATAACCGACCAGGTAAAACAGAGGAGCTGCCGATGGCCGATATTAAGCAGATTTTTGATTTGATTGCGGCTAACAAAACATTGATTTATTCACTTGTTCGTACTCACGGGTTGAAAATGCAGGAACTTGCAGATAGATGGACGCGGAAAGCTCTAGTTGATCAAGTTGCTATGGCAAAACAAGAAGGAAGGCAGGCGGTTTCAGTATGAATACTAATCATTTCTTGAAGGCAGATGTTCCTATCGCAAAAAGAAAAATCGAATCAGCAGAAGAGCTATCAATCATGCTGTCAGAGGCATTACGTGATGGTGATTATGAAGAAGCGATTAGTCTTGCTGGAAGCATCAAGGTTCTTACTGAGGATATTAGCCGGCTTGCAAACAAAGGACGCCTTTATGAAACGGCATTGAAAATGCAACAGCAAGGTATCAACTTAACTGTAGTGAGCAGGTGTATAGGATGATGGTTCATTTTGTTCATAAACCGGCAACTGCTCTGGAAGTTCGTAAATGGTGTGCGATGATTCGTAACAATAGTGAATTCCATCTGTTATGGGATAGACGTGCAGACAAATTCAGAGAGGAGAATAAGAATGGTCGAAAATCCAATGGTCATAAACAACTGGCACGATAAGCTAACTGAAACGGATGTGCAAATAGATTTTTACGGTGATGAAGTAACAACAGTTGATGATTATGTAATTGATGGCGGCGAAATCATTCTCAGAGAGAACTTGGAAAGATATCTAAGGGAGCAACTTGGTTTTGAATTTAAAAATGCGCAATAAAAAGCCCACTCGGCAAAGTGGACTTCTTTAAAGGCTATCAATAAAAACTCATGTGCAAATATTTTATCAGATAGCCTCAATAAAAACAATGGGGGTTAGGGTTATGACAAGAAGATCTGAGGTTCTTGCTAAGACTTCTGAAATGAGCCGTGATGAATGGCTTATTGAAAGAAGAAAAGGAATTGGCGGCTCAGATGCATCCATTATCTTGGGGTTAAACAAGTGGAAGACACCTTTTGAGTTATGGTTAGACAAAACAGGACAGGTCCCTATAAGTGAATCGCAAAGTGAAGCTGCTTACTTTGGATCATTGCTAGAAGACATTGTTGCAAAAGAATTTGAGATTCGTAGTGGCAAGAAGGTTAGACGTAAAAAAGCAATACTTAGACATCCAGAACATGATTTCATTTTGGCTAATGTAGACCGAATGATCGTTGGTGAAAAAGCGGTCCTTGAATGTAAAACAACCTCTGCCTACAACTTAAAAGAATGGGAAGACGAAGAAATCCCCGAGAGCTATATCGTGCAGGTCCAGCATTATCTGGGTGTGCTTGGACCTGAATATCAGAAAGCCTACTTTGCTGTGCTGATCGGTGGAAACAAATTTGTCTGGAAAGAGATTGAAAGAGACGACGAGTTAATTGACATGATCTTTGAAGCAGAGATTGAGTTTTGGAATGACAAGGTCTTAGGCGGACAAGCACCTGCTTTAGATGGTTCAAGTGCTGCGGAGGAATACCTCAAAAAACGATATGCCGAAACGGAAAATAACAAAGCTATTGATTTAACTGCGGTTAATCGAGAACGTATTCAACAATACTTGCTTCTTAAAGAACAGATCTCAGAACTTCAAAGCCAGGCAAAAGAATTAGAGAACCAGATCAAACATGAAATGAAGGACGCAGAGTATGGGTTTATCGGAAACTATCAAGCTTGTTGGAAACCAGTTGTCTCAAATCGAGTTGACACGAAAAAGCTGAAAGAGCAGTTTCCGGATATTTACGAGAAGGTCAAAAAGGAAACTCATTTCAGACGTTTTGGAATCAAGGAGGTTAGCTGATTATGGCTACTAATCAATTAATTAAAAACAACATCCAAAAGAAACAAAAAAGCGCTCCTGTTCAGCAACAAGGGGCAACCATGAAAGGGCTACTTTCCTCACCATCTGTTATAAAGCGATTTGAGGAAGTGTTAGGGAAGAGGGCTACACAGTTTACAGCTTCTATCTTAAGTCTTTATAACAGCGAGCAGATGTTACAGAAAACAGATCCTATGAGCGTTATCTCATCTGCAATGGTGGCAGCTACACTCGATCTGCCTATAGATAAAAACTTAGGGTATGCATGGATAGTTCCTTATGGAGGAAAAGCTCAATTTCAGCTTGGATACAAAGGATATATCCAACTAGCCTTACGAACAGGCCAATATAAATCCATCAATTGCATACCGATTCATGAAGGCGAATTGCAAATGTGGAATCCATTGACTGAAGAAATTGAGATTGATTTTGAAAAGAGAGAATCAGACGCGGTAATCGGCTATGCAGCTTATTTTGAGTTAATAAATGGCTTCCGAAAAACAGTGTACTGGACAAAGGCACAAGTAGAGAAGCACAAAAAGAAATTCAGTAAGTCTGATTTTGGATGGAAAAATGACTGGGATGCGATGGCTCTTAAGACTGTATTAAAAGCAGTTTTGAGCAAGTGGGGGATTCTCTCTATTGAAATGCAAAAAGCAGTTATTGAGGAAGATGAAACAAGAGAACGGATTGACATTACCAATGAAGCAGACAGTTCAGAAATTATTGATTCCGAGCCTTCAAACAAAGACGAACCGGAAAAAACAAGCGAACAAGAAGCTGATCCTTTTGACGGCAAGACTGTAGATATAAAAGAAGATGAACTTCCATTCGATTGAGGTCGGTATCTGTGACATAACTGCACTCTGGGAAAGGAAGTAGGTGAGAGACTTGGACATCAAAGCAATGGGGTATGTGGTCATACCCCGACTACCATTCAAAGAGTTTAGGGATGAAAAAATTTATGATCATTTGTTCAAAAGAGCTGAATACAGGCCAAATCAAGAGCTAGAACTTGGGCAAACCATTATCAAAGTTGTGGAACTTGCAAAAGATTTTAACTGGTCAGCTGCACAAATCAAATACTCACTAGACCGAATGGAGAAACAGGGATATATCAGATTGGACCGTCTTCCACAAAAAAGAGGGTTCATCGTCACCATACTTCATTATGCAGACTACATACAGTTAGGAAATTACATGAAGAAAAAAGCTTTGGAACCAGCTGAGATTGAACATCAGGAGGTCGAGGACAAAATGAAAAATGCCTTTGAGCTATATGAAAATAAAGTTGCTCGGTCAGTCGGCCCGATGGAGGCACAGCGAATCGGCTACATGGTCGATGACTATGGTGAAGAAAAAGTGATGGAGGCTATCAAGACAGCATTTCAGTTAAAGGGAAAATCAGCAAGCTTGTCATACATTCAAGCCATCTTATCAAACCCATTCACTCAAAAGAGAAAGGAGAAACAATATGGCTATAAACAAAGCAGTCAGTATAGACACCGCATTTCAAACGATCATGCAGGAACTTCGGGAAAAGTCAGCCCGCTTTTTGGGAACAAAACAGGCCGCATCCGAAGAAAAGGCTGAATTTGATTGTCCTTATTGTAAGGATCGTGGAATTGTCGTTTATCGGGTACATAAGGACACTCCTTGGCATTTAGATGAACAGTTAGACCTTATGGTTCCTAACGAAATGGTACCTGAAGATGATTTTCTGTTAGGTAAGGTCTGCACGCCGGACAAAGCTAGTGAATGGAAAGATACTTATTCAAAACAGTGTGAATGTGTGAGACGAAAGAAAATTGCCAGACTCATGGCAGCTAGTGGCATTACAGAAGAGTTTGAAAAGCTTCTCTTTGGTAACTTCATCACGGACGGTAAGCCAGACATGATCAAGGACGCTTATGAGTGTGCAGTGGAATACTATAAAGATTTTCAAAAGATCAAAGGAGAAAGGCAAAACAGTATCGCATTACTTGGACAGCCAGGTAGCGGTAAAACTCATTTGCTCACGGCGATAATGAATAATCTGATCAAGAAAAAATCAGTACACTGCATGTATTTCCCTTATGTAGAGGGCATGGGTGATTTGAAAGCTGACTTTGACAATTTAGAAGCAAAACTGGATGCCATGAGAAAGGTCGAAGTTCTATTCCTTGATGACTTATTTAAACCAATAAACGGTCAACCAAGGGCAACCGACTGGCAGGTTGAACAAATCCAGTCAGTCTTGAACTACCGGTATTTAAATCATAAACCTCTGTTGATTTCTTCGGAGTTAACAATCGATGAGATTTTGGATATAGACGAGGCTCTTGGTTCACGAATTCACCAGATGTGTCGTGATTACATAGTGATTATTAAAGGCGATCGAATGCAATTAAATCATAGGTTAGGTGATTGGGAATGAAGGAGAAAATGAATGTAAAAGCAACTGGTGGACTTTATATGTTTGGACCTCTAAATCCTACAGAAGGTAAAGATCTTACGCCAACTATCCGTTTACTTGAGGAAAAAATAAAGCAAATGGAGCGGATGCTGAGTGCTTAAAGCAGTCGTGTCTCTGCTGACAATTTTACTCTCCGCACCGAGAATAGAAAAAGAAATTCAGCTATGGGAACAGCTTGACGGGAGGTAAAGAACAGTTGGATTGCATTAAGTTCACTGTTTATGGTGAGCCAGTCGCACAAGGACGACCGCGTGGATCAATACGAAATGGGAAGGTTCATATGCATGATCCAGCGAAATCTAAGCACTTTAAGCAGTATGTGGCATTGGTTGCATCTCGGCATCGACCAGAAACAATTATTACTGGTCCTGTCTCAATGGATGTCAAAGTGTACAGACCAATGCCAAAATCACTTTCAAACTCAAAAAAGAAGAAAGAACAAGCCGAAAAAGGTCTTCTGAGGCCTACTACAAAGCCTGATGTTGATAACTATGTAAAGGGTGTGAAAGATGCTTTGAATCATCTGATATACAAAGATGATAGTCAGGTAGTGGACCTGAAAGTCAGCAAGTTTTATAGCGATGAGCCGAGGGTGGAGATCAAGATAAAAGAGGTTTCTGCCTAAAAATAAAAAACACCGAAGCGCTTAGCCTCAGTGTTCTTGATATGAACTGGTACTTCTATCATAACACAGGGGGCGCTTTGAGTGTACAATCCAAGAGAAATAAACATCAAAAAAGACTTCACTATTCAGCAGAAAATTGACCCAGGAAAAGTTCAGATCATTGTTTTAGATGGGAATCAAGGTACAGCCCATGTCTTAGATGCTCCTGAGCACGGTAAAACTGTTATTCAAACTGTAAAGGGGAGCTTTGCGCGGGTTGATCATGAGATAGGGTTTAAGGTGAGGGGATAAATTAAGGAAACATTACTATTAACATAAATAAGCATGAAACTGGTTGTAAGTGAACAGTTAACCGGTTAGAAGTTGGGATTATTAGAACTCTGTATGTTTTTAATAATTGAATATAAACAAAAGCCTCTATAAAGAGGCTCTTAGATCCTATTTTCTAACTGTAACATAAAGGGCTCCTAATAAAGCACCGTTTGATTTATACATCCAAACTTCTGCTTTATTACTACCTGAGTCTTTCAAACCAATAATTTCACGACCAGATACTTCGACATACTGAGACCCCTTAACAACGACAGCCCAAGAAGCATTATCATCGATTGGATAAGATTTGCCTACGTTAATAGTTACGCTTCTAGCCATCGTTTTAAAAGGGGCATCTTCTGATAATGAATTCAAATGCATGGGTTGATTAGATTGAACTGATTCTTGAGCAGATGCTATACCACCAATAGAGAAGGATAAAGCAGAGACCGCAAGCAGGGATGCTACAGGTTTTCTTAATTTCATTCTAAAACACTCCTTTAATTTTCTTGTGCATTAGTATAGTTCACCATTAGTTAAGTTTTCCCTTGTAAATAAATGTTAATTATTTGTGAACGGTTACTCTGTGATATGGATTGTAATTATATACTACATTTCGGTATTAAACTTAGGATTTAAATACTCAGTAGAGTGAGTAAAATAAGTTGAAGGAATGGAATGATAGTGTGAAAATTGAAATAAAATGGAATTTCGATTATAATCATGAATAAAAGGGAGTTTTTAGAATGAGGTCGATTACTGTACCCCACAAAGCATATAAATTTATGAAACCATGTTTTTTAAGAAAATTGGAAACAACAAAGAAGATTTTTGTTAATCATTTAAATAACTATCCTGAAAGTCGACATGGAAGTGTGATTGGAGATGATTTAGAGGGACATGCTTCAAAGAACGTCACTCTTAATTCACATATATTTACCGAAAATGATTTGAATACACCTCTTGGTGCTCATTTGAGTCAATTTTTTAATTTCGAAGGAGTAAGTAATATCCAACTCACAGGAGGTAATTTTATTACTGAAGAGGTAGATGATAACTGTTACGTCTATTGTCTTTGTGAGGAGTATGATGATTATGTTAAAAAAGAGTTTGGGGGATCATGTCTTATTATAGAAAACTTCCCTCAATTTTTAACCGAACTAAACAAATGCATGTTAAGGAAAAAGAAATTTTTATTGACTGCTGCTAAATGTACATACTTAACTGATCGAGAACAAAAATTCGAAGCTAAAGACCCTAATTTTAATATAATCCCAGGTCTAATTAAAGATATTAGATATAAAAATCAAAAAGAATACAGAGTGTTATGGAAAAATATTGATAATTCTCTTATAGATAAACCATTAGAAATTTATTGTCCTTCAGCATTAAAATATTGCAGGTTTGAGTATTAGTTTTGCGATAGATTTGAATGGTTGTCTATATGAATTTTTATATCAATTAAATGGGAGTGACTTTTTTAATGAATTCAGCTTTAGAAGCAGGGTTAATAAATGCATTAATAAATGCTTCTGCTACAATATTAGTGGGCTTTGGTGTTTATTACTTTGGAGCAAAAAAATTAGAAGCTATTAAATCAGAATTAAGCATAGAATCACAACAACGTTTAGAGATGCTTAAACGTAAAAGGGAAATATACGAAGATTTGTGCAAGGGACTTCAATTCTTTATTACAGATAGAGTGGAAGATGCAGATAAATCAAAGGTGAGAGCGCTAGCTTTAGAGACTTATGATAAATTGTCACTTTGGGGATCAGATAAGGTATGTGATGCAGCAGATAATTTTTTTAAAGCAGTTAAAAGTCCAGGTAAGGATTCTAAGGAAGAATATAAATTATTGTTGTCTGCTATGCGAGAAGACTTAAACCAAAATGATTCTACCGAGTATAAAAGGGATTACCAAATTGTTTCTTAGTCCAAGATGGAAAGCCTGCGGACACTGAACTTACAGCATTTACGCTGTTTGTTTGGTGTTCTTTTTTATTCGTTAAAAAGGAGGACATATCCATGAATCGAAAAGACATTGAAAATCTTATCAATAGCTATCACTGGATGGTAAAAGAGGTTCATCGATTGCAGAGAGTGCTCTATGGTTCAATTATTCCAATGAAGAATTGGGGTGTTGCACAATATGGATTAGAATCAGCTATGCCAAAAGGTAGTCCGGGGAAGAGTCAGGCTGAGTTGCGGCAAATGGATATGAGAGAGGACCGTCTTTTCAAACGTCTTAAGTATTATGAGGAACGAGTATATGCAGTGGAGCTAGGTGCCGAAAAGATCAAAGGGGAGCAACATAAGGTCATTTATGACTGCATGATGGAAGGAATGAGCTACCGTGCAATAGGACTTCATCTTGGTATTTCAAGGGAAACTGTACGCAAAATGAAAGACGAATTGATCAGCCAATTATGCCAAGATTGCCACTTTGAGCGTATGTTGAATCTGAAAAAATCTGTGGTGTAAAATGGGAGGCAGGTCGGCGCGGCGAATTATTCCTGCGTCACCACCAATTCTATACAACGAATAAAACCTCCCAGCGATAAGCGAGGATCAACTCAGTTGGGAGGCTTACATAGTCAATGGGTGATAAAACAGCAGCAGTATTGCGTACAAATTAATATCCCTGACAAATAATGGTTTTATTCAACGTTTTCGTTCGACAAATTTTGCAAATGATTCTATAGTCATCCTCCTTATCCGATAATAAAGTAGGGGGGTTATGACATGAACTATAATATTAAAGGTTTTGAAAAAATTAATTTTTTAGTAAAGTTTCTTAAGGATGAATATGTAGAGTCGTTATTAAGTGGAAATTTGCACATGAACAATTTTCAATTCTTTATTGACTTAGAGCGAAAAAGTAATGTGAAGGGTCAAGGGGATAAACTTGAGGCTGGGTTTGTTTCTAGAGGAACTAAAATTAAACTGATTGATCCTAAGACAAAGAAAGTTATAGGTACTGCCCGGAAAGCAGAATTAATTGAAAGATATACGGATGTACCAAAAGTTCCTTTGTTTTGTTTCACTTGGTTTAATCATAGAGATATGAAAATAACGGGTGAAACTGAAAAATCGTTTACTGTTAAAATAAATTTAAGTGAAGAGGAAAAAGAATTATTTGTTAAAGACTTTGGGGATACTGCAGTGGTTTTACCCGGTGACTTTATGGAGATATTAATCAATTCTGCAAAAGAACAGAACAAAAGAGCACAAATTAAGTCAGTAATTTATTGTGATTATGATATTTATGACTCTGAGAGAAAGAAATTATTCGATGAGGCATCTTTGGATATGTTTTATTGGAAAGATGAATTTTTTAAATATCAGCGTGAAGTTCGTTTTATTTTACCGGAAACTAGATCTAATGAGGCAGTGAATTTTAAATTCGAAAGTATAGAAAAAAGAGCTATCGTTATGAAGACAACTGAATTATTAGAAACAGCTGAGTTTGAATTGCCAAAAGAAAGTCTTATAGATTAAAGTATCCTACGGGTGTTTTTTTCTAGTCTAAGTTGTAACGGCAATAAGGTAGGAGATGAAAACTTGACAAGAACAATTAATGTTAATCAACAACATTTGTTAGAACAGTTAGCAGGTGGATCGGTAAACCGTCAATGCACAATAGAAGCTCTAATTGATATTCTCATCGATAAAAAAGTGTTCACTGAAGAAGAATTCGTTAAATACCAAATGCATCATTTAGAACAATCAGCAGGTGAGCATTCTGCGGAGCTTTTAGGTATCAATAAAGAAGATTACATAAAGAGCAGAAAATAATTAATACAAAGGAATTTTATTTTGGATAAAAATTCATTAGTTTTCTGCATTATTCCTATTTTCGAATATACTTGAATAGTAAAGCCTTTGTTTTAAACAAAAGCTTGCTATTAAAAGGGGGGATCTAATTATGCACGAATTTACAGAACAAGAAGTTAAAAGAGCAATTAGAGAATTTGATTCGGCTGTCGGTGATGTGTTAAATGCAAGCTATTCTACCTATGTGCTTAAAATGAAAAGAATTGTTCAACTGTCGAAAGATAACCCTGTCATTAATTCTATTGTGGAGCCCATCTACTTTATAGACGTTGATTTTAATGAAATTCACAAACCGGATGGTGGAGGATGGATTGAATTAAATTTGCCAGTAAATATAGATGAACAAATAGCGTATGTTTTTAAAGTGTTTCAATTGGCATCTGAACAAGAGGGTTATTTAGATACTCTCACCTTTACTATCTACAAGAATAAAAGAATAGCCGATAACATAAGTTTATATTTATCGGATGTTGTTTCGTCCTCACTAAGAGAATTAAGGTATAGATTAGGTGATCTAATGGAAGATATTAAGGGGCGAGAAGAAATACCAGTTGCTTCTTTACAGATTATAAATAACGGAACACTTACTGCGCAACATGGGAGTACTATTGCTGTTGGTAAAGATATTCAACAAAATATTAATTATAGTAATATTAAGGAAGACATAATGTCAAAGGTTAAGGAATCAGGACTAGTTCCACAAGACTCTTTAAAAGAAGTAGAGAAACTTTCAAGTGAATTAGAAGAAGAACTAAACCAACCTGAGCCTAATGAATCTAAATTAAAAAAAGTAGCTCAGAAAGTACTTGAAATCGGTGAAAATGGTCTATTAAGAATCTTTTCAACTGTTGTTACTGATCCGCGTTGGGGTCAAGCGGTATCGCATGCTTTGTTAAATATGTAAGACTAAAGCATCCAATAGGATGCTTTTCCGTTCGACAAATTTTGCGGATAGTACCTGTATCGCTCTCTTTTGCCGATAATTAGTAAAAGGAGGGGATGAAATTGATTCAAATAGATTTTGGAACAGTGATTACTAGTGCTATAACAGCAGTTTTTTTTACAGGTGGAACTAATTATGTTTTACAAAAGAAGAATAGAAAAGGAAATGAAATTTTCACAAAAGGCTATATACTAATTGATGAGATTTATAATATTAACAATAAAAGAATTGAAACCGCTGCTACCTTTGTACCGTTCTATAATCACCCAGAAGGATACTTAGAAAAATTACATACTGATTATTTTAAAGAGCTATCGGCATTTGAACTGATTGTTAAGAAATTTTCAATACTCTTTGATAAAGAACTGAATATCAAGTTACAGGAATATATAAATTATTTAAGAGAAGTTGAAGTGGCATTAAGAGGTTTTATGAACGATGATCCAATAATTGAGATGAACTTCAATCAAGAATATATTGAGCGATTGATTGATGAAATAATTAATTTAATAAAAAAACATATTTAAGCTTCTTTTGAGAAGCTTTTTTATTTCCAAAACAACTCAATTCAAAAGGAGGCGGTGGTGGATATTTACCTGGTTTTGAAATTTTATCAGCATTGATAAAGTTAATAACATAGCAAAACGCCATAAAAACTTCTTATGGCGTCTTCGTACAGGGAGGTGAAATCCAAAAGGTCGCTTTGGATTAAAATGCCAAAGACTAATAAAGGAATGCAGCACCAACAATGATTAATAGAATGAATAGTACTACGATTAATGCGAAAGTGCTACCATAACCATTCGAGTATCCCATATAGTTACCTCCTTTAATAGTAGATTAAAATATTTCAAGACTAATAAAGGAATGAAGCACCCACAATGATTAACAGGATGAACAACACCACAACTAACACGAAGGAGCTATTGTAACCATTTGACATGTTATCACCTCTTTTAGTGGAGTTAGTATAAGATATGTCAAACAATAATTTTCGACATAGATTTAAGTCTAAATAAGAGAAAATGAATATTTTGTCTAAAGGTGCTAGTAGATACATCAGAAAAAACTATTAAAACAAACACAAACTCAAACATGAGATCCGGAGGTGGGGGAGATGTAATGCCAAGACCACGAGATCCACGAAGAGATAGAGCTTTTCGTTTATGGGAAGAAAGTGGCGGGAGCAAGAAGTTAAAAGACATTGCCGAGCAATTAGGCATCCCAAGCAGCACTATTCGCAAATGGAAAGCAAACGATAAATGGGAAGAAAAAATAAAAGGGAGCGCTCCTAAATCGAAAGGGAGCGCTCTTTTACGTCGAGGCGCACCTAAAGGAAACAAAAACGCAATTGGAAATAAGGGAGGAAGGGCACCGCTTGGTAATAAAAATGCAATAGGGAATAAAGGCGGTGCTGCTCCACTAAGAAATCAAAACGCTGTGACTCATGGATTCTTCTCAAAGTTCCTGCCAGAAGAAACGCTATCAATCATGGAAGGGATTCAAGAACGTTCGCCTGTGGATATGATATGGGACCAAATACAGATCCAATATGCCGCAATTATAAGGGCACAAAAAATCATGTTCGTTTCTGATAAGGGAGAAATGATTAAGGAACTGAAAAAGAAAAAGTCTGTCCTATCTGAGACAAACGAAGTTGAAGAGGAAGAATACGAATTCCAATTTTCTTGGGATCGTCATGCCACGTTCTTGAACGCCCAATCTAGGGCAATGGCAGAACTCAGGAACCTAATTAAACAGTTTGATGAGTTAGCTCATGCAGAAGACGAACGACGCCTTAAATTGGAGCATATGCGTATAAGTATAGACAAGAAAAAATTAGAGATTGAAGAACTTACAGAAGAAGATAAACCTTTTGAGATCACCATTGTGAACAAAGGTGATGACAGTGATTAAACAAGTAAATCCCCACTTTAAAGAATTTCTCTTTGATTGGAATCAAAAGTTTCAGTTTCTCGTTGGTGGTTATGGATCATCCAAAAGCTATCATGTTGCTTTGAAGATTGTTCTGAAATTGCTCAAAGAAAAGCGTACTGCACTCGTTATCAGAGAGGTATACGACACACATAGGGACTCAACATTTTCTCTTTTTGATGAACTTGTAAGTGATCTGAAATTAGGTCAAATTGTTAGGTGCGTATCTTCTCCAATGCAGATTCGTTTTTCAAATGGTAGCAGAATCATCTTTAAAGGGATGGATAAGCCAGCCAAACTGAAATCAATCAATAATATTTCGCTTATTTGGATTGAGGAATGTTCAGAAGTGAAGTATGAGGGATTCAAGGAGCTGTTAGGACGTCTTCGTCACCCGACATTGCCGCTTCACATGATACTTTCAACAAATCCAGTTGGAGAAGATAATTGGACTTTTAAACATTTCTTTAAAGATGATCGAGAGAAACGATTTGTACTGGATGATAAGGAGCTTTATGAAAAGCGGATAATCGTTAGCAACGACACCTATTATCATCACTCAACGGCGGATGATAATCTTTTTCTGCCAGAAAGCTATGTCCAGCAACTTGAAGAATTGAAGGAATATGACCCTGACCTTTACCGAATTGCGCGGAAAGGTCATTTTGGCGTGAATGGAATTCGGGTACTACCGCAGTTTGAAGAATGGCCTCATGAAGAGGTTTTGAAGGCTATTGCTGATATTAACCGCCCTCTTAAACGAGTTGGCATGGACTTTGGTTTTGTTGAGTCGTATAACGCCGTCGTTAGGGTTGCTGTTGATCCTGAAAAGAAATACCTCTATATCTACTGGGAGTATTACAAAAATGGATTGACTGACGATAAGACAGCCGAAGAACTCAAGGAATTTGTAGAGACTAAAGAGTTAATCAAATCGGATTCAGCAGAGCCCAAAACAATACGTTTCTTTCAGCAACACGGTTTCAATATGGTGGGTGCCCGTAAGTACCAAGGATCACGTCTCCAATACACAAAGAAGATCAAACGGTTCAAGAAGATCATTTGCTCTGACAGTTGCGAGAACACGATTTATGAACTTAAACCGCTCACTTATGCTACTGATAAGCTGGGGAACATCATAGAAGATGAGTTCACCATAGACCCGCATACACTGTCAGCTATTTGGTACGCTCTCGATGATTATGAGGTAACCGATTTGAAAGAAGAATCTAAAGGTAGACCGCAAAGATCAAGACCAGGAAGGAGGTAAAGCATGTCAAAACAATCTGTTAAAGCACGAGTGATCAAAGCTTCTCCACCTACTGAATCAACGAAACAAATTTATGAAGATGAATTTGCGGACAGCTATGACAGCAATATTTTGCCGCCTCCGTATAACCTTAAAGAATTAAAGATGATTGCTGAGTATTCAACGATATTGCAGCAATGTGTTGATGCCTACAGGACAAATATTGTGGGTTTTGGTTTTGATTTTGAGTATTCGTTTGATGTCAATTCTCCAGATGTGACAAATGAAGAAAAAACAGAAGCTGAAAGTGAATGGACTAAGCTTGAAGAGTTCGTTAAATATCTTCACTTTGATGAGTCAGCAGAGACTTTACTCGGCTTTGTTATTGAAGACCGAGAAAAGACAGGAAATGGCTTTATCGAAGTGATTCGAAACGGTGAAAATAAGCCAGCTGGTATTGAATATATGGACGTTCAAAATGTTCGGGTTTGCAAACTGTCTGAACCAATCGAAGTTGATTTTACATACTTCGAACAAGGACAAATGAAATCAATCAAAAGAGAAAAACGATTTCGTAAGTATGTTCAGATGATTGACGGCCGTATGGTTTACTTTAAAGAGTATGGGGACCCACGCACTTTAAATCTGGAGTCAGGTCAATATGATGAGCAGACTCCATTCGAGAAACAAGCTAATGAAGTAGTTCATTTCAAGATAGGAAGCGGTACTTATGGTAAGCCCAGATGGATTGGCCATATTGTTAATTTGTATGGTGCTCGTAAAGCTGAAGAGCTGAACTTCATGTACTTCAAGCAAGGTAGACATATTCCCGCAGCCATTACAATTGAAAATGGTATGTTGTCAGAGGACTCATATACACAATTGCAGGATTATATGAATGGTCTTGAAGGAGTGGAGAACGCACATAAGTTTCTTTTACTTGAAGCGGAAGGCATAGCGAAGGGGAAAAACATTCATGGTGATGAAGAGATTGCTCCAGTAAAAGTTGATATTAAATCACTTGCTGAAATCCTTCAAGAAGATGCTTTGTTTCTTGAATATGACCAAAAGAGCCGAGATAAAATTAGATCGGCTTTTCGTTTGCCTCCACTTTATACTGGTGAAGCTCAAGATTACAACAGAGCGACTGCAGATACAGCAAGAAAGATTACTGAGGAACAGGTCTTTCAGCCTGAACGAAAGTTGATCACAGGTAAACTGAATGCTTTATTTCTAAATGATCTTGAAATTCATAAGGTTCGTCTTATGTTGAAAGGGCCAGACTTTAGAGATCCTTTAGAAATTGCTAAGGTTCTAACACCGTTTATAACAGCAGGTGCAGTTTCTCCGAATGATCTACGTGATTTGGCTGGCCGAGTACTCGGTAAGACACTTGAAGAATGGCCAGAAGAAGAATACAACAGGCCGCTTGGTAAAACTAACGAGTCGTCCGCTTCCGATTCTTTGGCTGCGCTGTTTAAATCTAAGAACGGTACTCCTGATATGATCGGGTTATTAAAAGATATGCGGGATGTTCTGGAGGATTTGAAGAGATGAACAAAGCGGATAAGCTATTGGACAGTTTGAACGCATTTATTCAAAAAGCCAAGGAAAATCAGTATAAACAATTGGGGGAGATGGTACCTGACTTTCCTGGCAAATCTAATATACCCAAGTATGTGGAGGAATATGAAAAAGGCATCGCTAGATTACTCAGGCGCCAGCGTAAGAAGTTTTTAGATGGTGTGAATGGTTTTATAGGCAAAGACTCAAAAGAGACGCTAGAAGCCCTTCTAGTGTTTTTTACGCAGAACCTATTTGCCGAGGACGACTTTGAGGAAGAATTTCAGGAACTTACCGAAGGATTCCTGCAACAGACTATTGAAGAGCTGGCTGAAGTAATCATGGATTCTATAGATCCAGAAGTGCCTTTTAAAGTCTTATCTACCCGTACAGTTAATTGGATTAAGGATTGGTCAAAGAAGTTGGCTGGGATCATGAAGCTGAATACTCATGAAGCAGTGGAAAACGTACTGACTGATGCTATCGAGAAGGGATTATCTATACAGGACATTGAATTGACTCTCAAAGACATGCTGCAATTTGATAGGGACCGGGCACGTACTACGGCCATCACTGAAGTGCTTGCTGCTTCCTCTGCCGCGCAGCATGAATCATATGCACAATCGCCAGCAGTAAAGAAAAAGAAGTGGCGGCACAGCGGAGGGAAGAAGAACAATCTTCGTGAAAATCACATCGATCTTGACGGCACAGTCATTGGAGTGGATGAAGAATTTCATATACCAGGTAGCGGAGAGACCTGCATGTTTCCACGAGATCCTAAACTATCGGCAGGGGAACGGGTAAATTGCCATTGTGTTCTATCGCCTGTGGTAGATAACGAGATTTTGGGATTGTCAGCAGATGAAAAAGAAGAGATTCGAAGAGAAGCCTTAGCAAACATGGAATAAAATTGTATAATTTCCTCATTACTTTAAGAAATGAGGGAAGTCATGAGCTGGCTAGAGTTTTTTTCTACGATTTTTAATTCTTGGCCTATTGCAATTGTGATTATCGTAATTCTTTTGAGAAAGACACTTATGTCTAAACTGGGTAAATTATTGAGTTTAACCTATAAAGATATAAATATTAATTTCCAAGAAGAATTAGAAAAGGTCAGTAAATCACTGGGTGAATCTGAAAGTGACTCTGATTCTGAAGATGAGAATGTACTAGAAAAAGCACGTGAAGAAGTGGAATTTATTACTGATATAGCAGAGCTTTCTCCGTCGGCGGGTATTATAGCTTCCTGGGTCAGTTTCGAGACGACAATAGACGGATTAATAGAGTCAAAGGGTGTAATACCTGAGGGGTTAAGCTGGTCTGAGAAAAAAAGAGCTTTAGAAAAATTATATAAAATCGATTTAAACATTTACAATTCAATAAATCATTTAAGGAAATTCATGTTGGATGTTAATCATTACTCAAAAAAGGCAGATGATTCATTAAGTTTGATAGAAGCTATAGATTACTATGAACTAATTTTAAAAACATCTAAGAAAATTATTGAAAGGAGGTGAACAATATGCCAAGAGAATTGGTAAACGCAAAAATCACACACGTTTCCTACGTAGACAAGGCTGCTAATCAAAAGCAGTTCTTTTTTATGAAATCAGAAAAACAGCCAGACTTTCAAAAGGAAGTCGAGGTCCTTACGAAAGAAGCGGACGAGCAAAAACTTGTGTACGGTATTGTATATGAACCAGACACAGTGGACGCTCACGGAGATTTCATGACAGCGGCAGAAATAGAAAAGGCCGCACATGGATTCCTGAAAGATGCCCGTGAAATTGATAAGCAGCATGATTTTCATGGCGGTGTTGGTGAGGTGGTTGAATCCTATGTTGCACCTGCTGACTTTGAAATGAATGGGGAAACCATCAAAAAGGGTTCATGGGTTCTTGTAACAAAGGCTTCTGAGGAAGTTTGGGAACAAATCAAAAAAGGCGAAATTACCGGTTATTCAATGGCTGGTACAGCTGAGACAATTGAAAAACAAGAAGACAAGCCCGTTTCTCAAGAGAAAACAGATGAGAAAGGGCTTTTTAATTTGCTCAAAAACTTTTTTATGGGTAAACAACAGCAATCATATGAAGAGCCAGTTACAAAGGCGGGCAGAAAATTTTCCGCTTCAAACTTGAAAGAAATTAAGAATGCTCATGCAGCCCTTGGTAATTTACTGAGTCAGGTAGAAACAAAAGAGGAGGAAGAAGAAATGACTTCGGAGGAAGTAACGAAATCCATTCAAGAAGCATTAGAGCCAATTAAGAAACGGCTCGAGACATTAGAAAAAGAGGAAGAGCTTAAAAAGAAAGATAAAGAAAAAATAGAAGAAGATGCTGAAAAGGAGGGCGAGAAGTTGAAAAAAGCAATTTCAGAAGCTGTTCAACCACTCGCTGATCGTATTGAAGCAATTGAAAAAAGCCGGGGAACATCTAAGCAAACTGAAGAATCGGGTTCTGAACAAGTTCAAAAATCAATCTGGTCAGGGTTGTTTTAATGGATAAGGAGGATACGAATGAGGAATCAAGAGGTTATTAATAAAGCAGAAATGACGCTTTCTACTTTAGAGAGCGGTGGGATTATGAATCCTACTCAAGCTTCAACTTTTATTCGAATGGTACAAGATACGCCAACTATTTTAAGAGATGCGCGAGTTATTCAAATGGATCATGATACGCAAAAAATCGAGAAGATCGGTTTTGGTCAGCGTATTTTAAGGGCAGCCCAAGAGGGAGTTGCGCTAACTAAAGATCAAAAGTCAGTTCCATCAACTAGTACAGTTAACTTAAGCACAAAAGAAGTAATTGCTGAAGTTAACATCACTTATGACACACTTGAAAACAACATCGAAAAAGATGGTCTTCAAAATACAATTATGCAAATGATAGCAGAACGTGCTGCAGTTGATATTGAAGAATTGCTTGTAAATGGTGATACATCTTCGTCCGACTCATATCTTGCACAATTAGATGGCATCAGAAAACAAGCTACATCTCATATTGTCGATGCTGCAGGTGAGGAACTGACACGCCAAACGTTCAAGCGAGGATACAAAGCTGTACCTCCTAAATATTTGCGAATTCCGCAGGAGTTCCGTTTCTATACATCGCCTGGTATTGAGGTTGAATGGAAAGATCGTGTAGCGGATCGTCAAACGAACTTAGGGGATGCAGCTGTTCAAGGTGGTCTTTCTTCTGCGTTTGGTGTTCCGGTCAAAGGTATTGCGAACTTACAACCTTATACGATTGGAGAAGGAGATACAGCCACAGATGTTTCTGATATCATCCTTACTCATCCGAAGAATATTATTCTCGGATTCTCTCGTAACATTCGGATTGAAGTAGATAAGGACATCCGTCGCCGTATGTTTATCATTGTTTTGACAGCGAAATTGGATAGTGTTTTTGAAGAAGAAGACGCAGTAGCCAAGATTGTGAAAGTGAAGGAGTAGGTGGTCTGGCGTGTATACTGCAAAGCTTATTAAAGGCAAAACATACAATGTGATGGGAGTTACCTTTCGATCAGGTGTCAGTCAAACAGTATCGAAAAAACTCTATGAGTATTTAAATGAAAATCCATATTTTGTGCTAGATAAAGATCTTAAGAATCAAAAGGATGATCCGATAAATTATACTGAATCGGAATTGAAAGGTATGAATAAAGCAGAGCATGAATCCATTATTTCTAATCTTGGTGGCAATCCGTCTGACTTCAAAAACGCAGATGAAAGAATTGCCTACATCCTTAACGAAATAGATAACAAAGGGGAGTGACCTTATGCTGTTAATCACTCCCGATGAATTAAAGAGTTATTCAGTTTTTGAGTCTGTAAAGACCAGGCCTGACGAGTTGTTAAAACAGGATATACTTGAGGCAACTGCCGATATCATTCTTAAAGTTGGACATGATTTTACAGATGCAGAGTATATTCCTTTGCCTGAAACGGTTCGACTGGCCCTATTAAAGTTGTCTCAGTTTTATGCTCTTATAAATGACGACGAGTCAATTATTAAAGGATATACAACTGAAAAAATTGGTGACTATTCATATACTCTGGGGGATGGCAGTTCTCTTCAAAAACCTGATGTGTATGCATTAATAAAAGATTATGTGAAACCGGCTGACCCTGATTTAGAAGGGATTGAAGCGAAAGTGCGGATGAGATCAATATGAGTTATCAATCCTTATTGACTCACAGATGTGACATTTACCATCTACAGGAGAAAAAAGAAAATAGACAGCAAAAATTCGGGGTGCCGGTTGAAGATGTTCAACCGGTTTTTTCGTACCCTGATGAGCCGGACATAGAAAATCAGCCGTGTTATTTTACAGAAAAGAGTCAGTCCATTATCCAACAAGAACCGAATGTAGCTATTTATCAATCATTCCTTGTGCATTTCCCTGCTACTGCTGATATTCGAGTAAATGACAGGGCGGTTTGGGATGGTACTGCTTATAAATTACAGAAGCCCCGCAAAGTCAGGAATCATCATTGGGAAGTTACGGCAGTACGGGAGGTTGAATATTTGTGAAGATCAAAGGTCTTGATCAGTTCATTCAGTCATTAAACCGTGCTTCTCGTGGAGAATTGAAAGGGAAATACGAGGAGTGGCTTGAAGCTATGGGTTTTGAGTTCCTAGACATTATTCAAGATGAAATTATCAGGACGAAGACGGTAGACACACGCCGCTTGCTTAATTCCTTTCAGAAAGGTGACCAGGATAATATCTTTTCAATGACAAAAGGCAGCTTAAAGTTGGATGTTGGAACAAATCTGGAATACGCCTCATACGTCAATGATGGTCACTTTACTATCGATCCGTCTAAAAATCAGGATAGACGGTGGGTTCCAGGGCGGTGGAAAGGCGACCGTTTTGAGTATGACCCTGTTGAAAGAAATTCCGGAATGATGCTAAGGTTCGAGTGGATCGACGGTTCTGGTTTTTGGGATAACGCCATGGCTATTTTTCAGTTGATGTTTGAGAGAAGCCTTGAGCGGAAGCTGCAACAATGGATCGATGAAGAATTTTAAGGCGGTGCTGCCATGAATCAAGAAGTAGGTTCAATTATGGGCTATCTATACAAACTGTATCCTGTTCAAGTGTATGAAGAAGGAATACCGCAGGACTTTGCTGTTCCGTCTCTTTACTTTCCACCGGCTTCAACGGTCGATGGGGCGGACACAGTATCTACGTTTCAGAAAGCCTATGTTTTAAACGTAAAACTCTTTCACGAAAACGCACAGAAGGCTCATAATGAAGCAGAAAGGATTGCGGATACACTTAGAAGCAGAAGGGGCATAATTCCGCTTATACAAGAATCTGGCGAGGATACGGGGGATTTTATTCGCCTATCTCGAATAGAAACGCGGGTATCAGATGATTACGCCACCATTGTCTTAAACTGGACGAGCCGCTATTGGTATGAGCAGGAAGAACAGCGTTCAATTGATGGTTTTAAATTTAAAAGTGGGGTGAAATGATGGCCACTAAAAAAGAGAAAGCAGAAAATGCTTTTTATATTAAGGATTTGCGAGAGCACAGTCGAGAGCTCTTTGGGGTAAGACCCGAGGTGTTTGACGGTGCTCTTTTTCATGTTCATAAAACAAGTATTACAAAATCGGAAGCGAAGAAGTTGATTACTCAGTTTCTTCAAAAGGAGGTCAAATAGATGAACGGCGGAACATTCACACCCGGCAAGGAAAAAGAGCGTGCCGGTATTTACTTTAACTTTAAAACGACCGCGGAGAACCGTGTTTCTGCCGGAGAACGTGGAACAGTTGCGCTACCGATAGCATCCAGCTGGGGTGAGGTTAAGAAATTCATTTCTATCTCTTCAATCGAGGACTTGAATAAAAAAGTGGGGTTGAACATTGATGATCCTTCGCTGTTGCTTTTACGTGAGGCAATGAAAAAGGCAAGTACAGTCTTGCTTTATCGTCTGACGGAAGGTCTTCGTGCCTCAGCAGACATTAGCGAAGGTGTAAAAGCTACTGCTCTTTATGGCGGCACAAAGGGGAATGACATCATTATCAGTATTACAGAAAACGTTATTGACTCTTCGAAAGTTGATGTCACTACCTACCTTGATCAGTCAGAAGTGGATAAACAAACAGTGTCTAAAGCTGAAGAGCTTAAACAAAATAACTATGTCACGTTTACGGGGAAAGGGGATTTAACAGTCACTATTCCGTTAACCGGTACGGCCCCTGAAGACGTCAGCGGTGCTCTTCCGGCAACTTCCGGAATCCGCTTGTCAGGTGGAACAGACAAAACACCGACCAATGCTGATTATACAGCTTTCTTGGAAGCGGCTGAAACGGAATACTTTGACACAATTGCACTGCCTGTAGAGGATAACGAGCAATTAAAAGCAACGTTTGTTGCGTTTATCAAACGGCTGAGAGACAACCAAGGGCAAAAGGTTCAAGGTGTACTTTCAAATTACAAGGGAGACCATGAGGGTATTATCAATGTAACTGGTGGCGTCCTACTTCAAGACGGAACGGAGATCACTCCTGAAAAAGCTACTGCTTGGGTTGCAGGCGCAAGTGCGGGGGCTACATTTAATCAATCACTTACATTTGTAGAATACGAGGGAGCTGTAGATGTCCTTAACCGAATTGACAACGATGAAATCGTTGAACGATTGTCAAATGGCGAATTCTTGTTTACTTATGATTCTCGTGATAAATCAGTATCGGTTGAAAAGGACATTAATTCACTCACAAGCCTAACAGCAGAGAAAAATAAGATGTTCCAGAAAAACAAAATTGTCCGTGTACTTGATGCAATCAATAATGACCTGACATCTCAATTGAAAGCATTGATCAAGTCTCGCAAAGCAAGCGGCAGTGACGTTCCTGCTACAAATGACGGACTACAGTTTGTAAAAACGCTGATTACTCAATACTTGAGTGTTCTTCAAGATAATGGGGGCATTACTGATTTTGATTCAGAGAATGACATTACAATTGCTCTGAATAATGATCGTGACGGCTTCCTGATTGATCTAGCAGTTCAACCGGTGGATGCAGCTGAAAAGTTCTACTTTAATGTTGAGGTGAAATAGGAATGGCATTAAAAGCGCAAAACACCATTTCAGGTAAAGAGGGCAGGTTGTTTCTTGATGGAGAAGAAATGGCCCATATCAAAACGTTTGAAGCCAATGTAGAGAAAAACAAATCCGAGGTCAATATCATGGGTCGTCGGATGACGGGGCACAAAACGACAGGAGCAAATGGAACGGGAACAGCCACTTTTTATAAAGTGACTTCTCAATTTGTTCTTATTATGATGGACTATGTGAAAAAGGGAAGCGATCCTTATTTCACCTTACAAGCTGTTCTGGATGATGCTTCTTCAGGACGTGGTACTGAACGAGTCACCTTGTACGATGTAAACTTTGATTCTGCGAAAATCGCTGGGCTTGATGTTGATTCAGAAGCATTAGAGGAAGAGGTACCGTTTACCTTTGAGGACTTCGATGTGCCTGAACAGTTAAAATCCACATTCTAATCACTTTCACGAAAAATCGTGAAACCATCACGAGATATTCACGAAAAATCGCCGAACTTTAACGAAGATATTCACGAAAAATCGTGAACTCTCACGAGATATTCACGAAAAAATGTGGTAAGATTACTTTAGAAGTAATTCAACTGAACAAGTTTCATATAGAAACATGTATTTCTTTCAAAAGAAATGCATAAAATAAAAAAATACCGGAGTGCTGCAACACTCCGGCCCGTACAAATGCTGGCTCCTCATTGGAGCGCTGGCTATAGGTGTATTTAGATATGGACCTACCCTAGAAGTTTCTCAGGCCTCAAAGGGTGGTCTATTTCTTTTTGTCTATATACGTCAACAAGGCGAGAATAAACATTCCCGTTCCAAGCATTAAACTAAGCGCTTGAAATGTCGACATAGGCGTCACCCCCTTTCAGGGGATTTAGCCAGCAGACCACCTTTGAGTTAGCCGTGCAAATGTACAGGAATAATTATACACTAGACAACCATTTTTGTGGTTGTCTTTTTTGTTGGCTTAAATCGATTGAATTTAATTTTAAAGGAGTTAATGTACATGAGCGAAAAACAAAACAAAAAGGTATACGATCTTTCATTCTTTATGCCGGGACAAACAATTGAAGCTGAGGAAGTGAAAGTACCGATTTCTAAACGATTTGTAGACAAAGAAGGCAATGTTGTTCCATTCATTTTCAAAGCCATTACGACTGAACGAATTGACGAACTTGAGAAAGAGAATACGACTTACAAGAATGTAAAAGGCCGCGGTCGTGTGAAGGACTTGGACAGCCAACGCTTTTATGCGCGTATTGCGGTTGAAACGACTGTTTACCCTAACTTTAAAGCTAAGGAACTACGTGAAGCGTACAAAACAGAAGATCCAGTGGAAGTCGCAAAACGTGTTCTTTCAGTCGGGGGTGAGTATGCGAACTGGCTGAACAAAGCAATTGAGATCAACGGCTTCGATGATGATCTCGAAGATCTTGAAGAAGCAGCAAAAAACTAGTGAAGGACGGGGATAAAGAAGCTGTATATCTTTACTATGCTATGCATGAGCTCAAATACGCCCCGTCAGAATTAAGAGAACTGTATGAGGCACCGCGACAATTCAAGGCGCTCTTATATGGTTTAATCGGTTATAAGCTTGAGCTGTTAGAAAAAGAAGCGAAGAAGGGAGGTAATTAACTATGGCTAAACTAACAGCCTCGTTTGAATTACATGATAAGATTTCTCGCAAGCTTCGGATGATACAAGACAATGCTGAAAGACTTAAGAGGGCCGCTAATGGCCCTCTTATTTTTGATGCTGAAGATCGGACTGAGAGAGTTATGCGGAGAATTGACCGATCAGCCAACCGTTTGACCGGTCGGGCTCGATCGCTTGAAGTGGATTTAGATGATCGAGCTTCGAATGGATTACATTCTATACGTCAGCAAGCTGAGGATCTTACCGAGGGTAGCCATGAGATTACAGTTTCCGTAAATGATCAAGCTACACCACGTTTTCGTTTGATCCGTGGAGGTCTCACTGATTTGAATCGCTCGCACGCTGAGCCAACTGTTTCAGTTCGTGATCATGCTTCAAACCAATTAGATGAGATCCGTCGTCATGTGTCCGATGTAGATAGCGAACATGCAGAGCCAACTGTTTCTATTAAGGACAGAGCTTCAGCTGCTCTGGATGCTATTGAAGCGAAAATAGACAGCTTGAAGAATGCTACCATTACTCTGGCAGTTGCAGGTGGTTTTTCTGCAGGTTCAATTATGGGTTCTGGTAAGAGTACAATGTCTCAGGATGCTTATGTGTCAGCAACTTCAAACGTTAATAAGAAAGATGTTGCAAGAATGACGGATCAGATCTATTTCAACAATAAAGCGGGCAGTTCTCGTGAAGAAGTCAGTTTATCTTTGAGAAACTTATCGCAACAGACAGGGGCGTCTAAAAAAGCTCTGGCTGATTTGACTGAGTCGTCAAGTAAGATTGCCCAGCTTATGAATGCTGATCAGGCAGAGGTAGATCGTGCTTTTAGTTCGATGTATAACAACTTGAAATTGTCTGGGAAACAAAGCGGAGACTTAATTGCTTATGTATATCGGAATGCCGGTGACCAAGCTGACGATTTATTGGACACGATGAATGAATACAGTTCCACCTTTAAAGACTTGAAACTCACAGGCGGCCAAATTGCAAACGCCATGATAAAAGGAACAAAGGGTGGCGCCAGAAACTTCGATAACCTAGCCGATAGTATGCGTGAGTTTAACATCCGCCGAACCGAAATGTCTGATAGCCAAGTGGACGCATTTAAAACGCTGTTCGGAGCCAAGGAAACTAAGAAAATGTTCAAGGGCTTCAAAGATGGTTCAATAAGCGGAGAGGAAAGTTTATTTAGGGTGGCAAAAGCCCTTTCTAAAGTGAAAGATAAAACAAAGCGGGCTGCTATTGCAACTGAGCTTATTGGAACACAATACGAAGACCTTAAGCAGCCTATTTTAGATATGGCTGAGGGTATTGGTACAAGTGCTAAAACAAGCGGTGAATTAGAACGTAGCTTTACGAAACTTCGGGATAATAACCCGATGACACCGGTTAATGATGCCATGAGAGATTTTGAAAGCATATCTAAGGATATGGGAACCTCTCTGCTAACTGGATTAGGACCGGCCTTTGATAAAATCAGTTCGTTCATTAATAGTAAAGAAGGTCAGGAAAAACTTAAAGAGATCAAAAAAGATATTGCCGATCTTGGTAAGGAGATAGGTGATAAGTTAAACGTAGCTATTGAGTGGAGCGTCAACCATTGGGATGATTTGAAAACAGCGATTAAAGTTGTGATCCCTTCTTTAATTGGATTGATTGGTTATTTGAAAATACTCCGTCCGTTGTTAAAAGGCATAGGTACTGTCGGAAGTGATGCAGCAGGCGTAATCCGAAAGTTAATTCCAAAACGTACTCCTGAAGCTGGCACTAATACGCAAAGTGAAAGGAGGAACGGAAACAGTAATCGTAATGCCAGCACAAGGAGCAGAGAATCCAAAACTGCCACAAGTCCAACGAGTTTACCTCGAAGCGGCAGCTTAACATGTTGCTGTTGTAGCGATGGAGGTAAAAATGATCGCATTCGTAGAAGACGAGGGAAAAGAGTTTTAGGTCGACGCGGTAATTCAACCCGAATGAACCCTTCTGACAGATCAATTACTGTGTCATCTGAACGGTTGGAGAGAAGGCGTTCCGGTAGAACTGTAGGTACTAATCCAACCAGAGATTCAAGATCAGCAATAATCACTACGAGATCGGAGCTATACTCAGCTGGTAGAGCTGCAGGCGGTACATCGAAGTTCGGGAAAGTCTTAAGTCCTCTGAAAAGTGTTGGCAAGTTTGCAAAGGGAGTCCCTCTATTAGGAACAGCTTTAGCGGCAACAGATTTAATTGGGATGAATAAAGACAATGTTGGTGAAAAAATTGGATCAGCTGGCGGTGGTCTTGCTGGAGCGGCTACAGGAGCAGCTATTGGCAGTGTTATTCCAGGAGTGGGAACAGCCATTGGTGGAATAGTTGGTGGTATAGCAGGCACCATGGGCGGTTCAAGTTTAGGTAAAGCGTTTGATGGTTCAGAAGTAAAAAAGAAACTAGACAGTACATTATTTGATCAAAAATGGTGGTCTGAAAAATGGTTCGGTATTAAGAGTAATGCGAAGACTTCTCTGAATGGGTTAAGTGATACATGGTCTAATGTAAAAGAAAAGGTGAAGTCTACTTTATTTAATAGTGAATGGTGGTCTGAGAAGTGGTCTGGCGTTAAAAGCTGGGCACAGGACAAATGGAATAGTGCATCATCTGTTTGGGAGTCCGTAAAGGGAAAAATAAAATCCACTTTATTTAGTGAGAAGTGGTGGTCAGGAAAATGGGAAGGCGTAAAAAGTTGGGCTCAAAGTAAATGGGACAGCGCGTCTTCTGTTTGGCAATCAGTTAAAGGAAAGCTGAAATCCACTTTATTTAGCGAGAAATGGTGGTCAGGAAAATGGGAAAGTGTAAAGAGCTGGTCAAAAAATAAATGGGACAATGCTAAATCAATATGGAAAAGTGTTAAGAGTTCCATCTCAGAAACCCTTTTTAGTAAGAAGTGGTGGTCTGAAAAGTGGCAGAGTGTAAAGGAATTGGGAAGCAGTATTTTAGGCGGGGTAAAAGAAGTTGGTGGTAAAGTAGCTTCAAGTGCGAAAAAAACTGCTGGTAAAGCGTGGGGATATGTGAAGAGTGGCGTAAATTATTTATTTGGTACGGGAAAAGAAAAGCCAAAGAAACATGCTACTGGTGGTTACATTACGAAGCCAACAATATCTTGGATTGGTGAAGCTGGTAAAGAATTTGTTATCCCTGTTGAGAATAATAAAGGGCGCGGCAAAATGCTCCTTTCTCAAGCTGCTTCGAAATTAGGGATGAGTGTGGTTGATGATATAGCGTCTGCTTCATCTGCAGGAGGTGAACCAGCAACTTCCCCGCTAATCCGTAGAGCGGCGGTGACTGCTTCTGTATCTCCTATCATTGACACATCCAGTCTGGATGAACAAGCGACTTCATTTGGTCAACAGTTCACTAAAGGCTTTGATCAAGGAATTGGAGATAACGTTGTTTCTATAGAATCTTGGAAACAGAAAAACGTTGGACAGCCAATGAACAATTTAATCTCTTATTCTTCGAATTACGGAAAGCAAGTGGTCAATGGATATGCTAAAGGTCAGAACAGCACTTCGACCGGTACAGATGGATTCTTGCAGACGAAGGTTAAAACACCATTTCAGAACACTGTTAATAAATCTTCATCATGGGGAAGCGGAACGATCAAAGGTTTTGCTTCCGGACAAAATAGTTCACAAACTGGTACTGATCAATACGTCAGCACTCATATTAACAAGCCGTTTATCCGCTCTAAAGAATCATCAAACGGATGGGGAAGCGGTATGATTGGTAATTTTGTTTCAGGCATGACTTCTAAGGCAAGTGAAGTCAATGAGGCTGCCAAGGAACTGGCGAAAAAAGTTGAGAAGGCATTTCGTGAAGAGCTGGATATTCATTCACCTTCCCGTGTCATGATGAGTCTTGGGCGTTTTGCCTCTATAGGTATTGTAAAAGGTCTGGATTCTGTTGATGTAAAAAAGTTTGCTGAAAAACAAGCAGGCTCACTAGCTGCCGCTCATTCTGGAATGGGCGCAGTAAGCGGAAATGTGAAGCAATGGCTCATGGCTGCTATCATGGCTACAAAGACACCGATGAGCTGGCTTCCAGGGCTGATGACAATTGCTCAGCATGAGTCAGGCGGTAATCCGAAGGCAATCAACTTATGGGATAGTAATGCGAAAGCAGGACATCCATCTCAGGGGCTCATGCAGACAATCCCAAGTACCTTCAACGCACACAAATTGCCGGGAATGAATAATATTCTTAACCCGATACACAACGCTGCTGCTGCGATTGGCTATATCAAAAGCAGATATGGATCAATTAATAATGTACCAGGCATTAGAAGCATGAGGCACGGAGGTCCATATGTTGGCTACGCTAACGGCGGACTTATTACCAAAGAGCAGATTGCACGTGTCGGTGAAGGAAACAAAAGGGAATGGATCATCCCAGAGGAGAGAGGTATCCGTGGACGTTATTTATTAGCCCAAGCAGCTAAGGCACTCGGAATGGAAGTTACAGACCCATCTCAAAAAGGTCAAACTGAATTATCTTCCGGTCAGGTAACAGCAGCTACAACAGGCAGTCAGCAAACAACTGTTACAGCATCAGGAGGTAAAGAGGTTATTATTCAATTTAATGGCGATCAGCATTTTCACAATGACAAAGACATGAACAGCCTTGTAGCTAAGATTAAGCAGGCCCTTGTCGATGAGCTTGAACAGGATATCAACATTGGAACGAAGGGAGTCGTTGCTTTTGACTAAATCCATATATGAATTCTGGATTTCGCAAGGGAAGGACAAGCTGCGGCTTCCTGTCCTTCCTGAACAAATTGATATTTCAAACACAATTCAAAATGAATCAGTAAAAGTGGCCAGTTTTGGGGAGATCACTTTTATTGATAAACCGGGAGCGAAAGAAATTTCGTTCTCTTCTTTTTTTCCAAAGAAACACAGTCCGCTTGCTGAGTATAAAGGATTTCCTTCTCCTGAAAATGCTATTGCAAAGATCGAGAAATGGGTGAAATCTAAAAAGCCGGTTCAATTCTTAATTACTGGAACGAAAATTAATTTAACTTGCAGTATCGAGGTTTTTTCTTATAGCGAGGGCCAAAAAGACATAGGTGATCGTGATTATGAAATAAAGCTGAAGGAATACAAAACTGCTTCGCCGCGGAAGATCAAGCAGAAGAAAAAGACGAAGAAGAAACGGCCATCTAAATCAGCTCCTAAAACATATACGGTTAAAAAAGGCGATACACTGTGGGACCTTGCCGGCAAATTTTATGGAGACAGCACAAAATGGCGCAAGATCTGGAACGTCAATAAAAAGGCTATGATCAAACGAAGCAAACGGAATATCAGGCAGCCAGGGCACTGGATATTTCCTGGTCAAAAATTAAAGATACCGCAGTAAGCAGGTGATGACATGATAGAACTTTTCGTCATTAAAGAAACGGAGTGGCTTGAGCTGGTAACTGAAAGTGTTTCTCTTGAGGGACAACGGTATCAGGCACCCCGATCGATCACAGCCAAGATCATAACGAAACAAGGAACCCATTCATATTACAGCGTATCTGAAGGGGATACAGTTTTATTTAAGTGGAAGGGCAAAGAACTGTTCCGGGGCATTGTGTTTTCTCGCAATCCAGAAGAACACGGGCTGACCTTTACGGCTTATGATATGCTGCAATATCTGGTCAAAAACAAAGATGTTTATGTTTTCTCTAATAAGCGTGCAGACGAGATCATAAAACGTCTGGCAAGAGACTTTCAGATTCCCACAACGTCTATTGCAAACACAGGTCATACAATTAAATCACTTGTGTTCAAAGACGATACGAGCCTTTATGACATGATTCTGAAAGCCTTGAAACAAACGAAGAGCCAAACCGGAAGGAATTATCAATTATATTCGGCGAAGGGGAAGCTCGGCCTTCGCGCTTGGCCTGATCCCTCAGAAGTATGGGTGCTAGAATCGGGTGTGAACATTACTGGTTATCAATACAGCACTTCCATTAATGACACAGCTACAAGAGTAAAACTGCGGCGTCAGAAAGACAATAAAACTTATACGGCTACCGCAAGTGACAACACGGGTATCAGCAAATACGGCGTGCTTCAGTATGTTGAAACAGTATCAGATAACATTAACCAAGCACAGCTTCAGCAGCGTGCGAAAGTTAAACAGGCACAGAAGAAAGGCGTCAAAAAAGAACTCAAAAGTATTCAAGCAATTGGGATTCCAGATCTTCAGAGCGGTTTGCCCGTCTATATTTCAATTCCGGAAGTCGGGGTTAAGAAAACATACTGGATTGATACAGATAAACACGAATTTAAAGGATCGACACACACGATGACCATTGATGTGGTTGAGAAAAATTCTATACCTGATGGTGTTTCCTCATGAGATTAAGTGAAGCAATCAAACATTTGGCTGTCGGTGCAGTTGATTCTGAGTCACCGGTGGATATTATGCCGGCTGAAGTGGTTTCCGTTTCACCTATTGAAATAAAGCTTAATGAAAGTGACAAATTAATAATACCTGCTGATTTGATTATTGTTCCAAAGCGGCTGCGGGCCGGTGAAGAAGAAGAACTGAATACAGGTGAGCGTGTGATGATTGTCTCTTTAAAAGGCGGACAATCATTTTTTATTCTCGATAAAATTTAATAATAGTAATCCTGACATAATAATTGTAAAGGCCTAATCTATGCTTTAGAATAACTATAATATTTTGAAAATTTTATCCGAGGTGGGTTATGAAAACTATTGGTCTTATTGGTGGAATGAGTTGGGAATCTTCAGCTGAGTATTATCGAATTATCAATGAAGAAATAAAAAAGAAGTTAGGAGGGCTTCACTCGGCAAAATGTCTTTTATACAGTGTTGATTTTAAGGAAATTGAACATTATCAATCTGTAGGTGCTTGGGATAAAGCAGGTGAAGCTTTAGGGGAAGTTGCAAGATCATTAGAAAAAGCGGGTGCAGATTTTATTGTAATATGTACAAACACTATGCATAAAGTTATTGGATATATACAAGAAATGATCACTATACCTATTTTGCATATTGCCGACGCAACTGCAGAACAAATCATTAGACAAGACATTCGTTCAGTAGGATTGCTTGGTACTAAATATACGATGGAACAAGAATTTTATAAATCGCGTATTGCGTCTCATGATATTAATGTCATTGTTCCTAATGATGATGAAAGGGAATTAATAAATAATATTATTTATCAAGAACTATGTCTAGGTGAAATTAAACAGTCTTCCAAAAACATTTATAAGAAGATCATAAATAATTTGGTAGATAGAGGAGCAGAAGGCATCATTCTTGGATGCACTGAAATTGGATTATTAGTAAAGGTAGAGGATTCAGAAGTGCCATTATTTGATACGACTTTAATCCATGCTCAAAAAGCAGTAAATAAATCCCTTTCGATTTCTTCTTAGAATGATTACTTCTTATATTTTAAAACCGCTCTTTAGGAGCGGTTTTTATTATGTTATTCAATCAATAAATGGAAGAACGTTATAGGAGGAGTGATCTTATCATGCCCCTTTCGCCAGAAATTGAATTTGATGATATAGAAGATGACAGCGAAGTAATAGAGACCTCGCAAACCTACAAAATAGATTTTGAAAATGGCCGTATCACAAATGAAATGATTACTGGCCTTGAAGCAATCAGGCAGTTTGTATATTTATCTCTTCATACTGAGCGATACGCCTATTCTGTTTTCAGCCATGACATTGGAAATGAGCTTCGAGACATCTTGGCGGATAATGAAACAACAGACGCATATAAGAAAATGGAGATTCCGCGGCTAATAGAGGAAGCGCTGATCTATGACGATCGTGTTTCCTCTGTATCAGATTTTGAAATAGAAAAACAAGGTGATTCGTTCCATGTTTCCTTTACAGTCGAAACGGACGAGGGAAAATTGGAGATCGAGGAGGTGCTTGGTGAAGATGTTTGAAGATCAAACTTTTGAAGAAATTATGGACCGGATGCTGAACAGAATTTCAGCGGACATTGATACAAGGGAAGGAAGCGTGATTTATAACGCGTTAGCTCCTGCAGCTGCAGAATTGGCCAAGTCTTATATTTGGCTCGATACGGTGCTGGAACTTGTCTTCTCGGACACAGCACAAGGGGAATTTTTAGATCGTCGGGCTACTGAAGCCGGCATCGAGCGAACGGCTGCTACGAAAGCAGTCAGGGCAGCGGAGTTTACTGAAGGAATAACCATTCCGGTGGGTGCCCGCTTTTTTGTTGAAAACCTCTACTTTCAATACACAGCAGACGGGACGTTGGAATGCGAAACAGCCGGAGAAGCAGGGAACGCAAACATATCCGGCCAGAATCTATTGTCACTTGACACTATACCTGGACTTCAAAAGGCTATTGTGAAAGAAATCCTGATTCCAGGACGTGATGAAGAGGATGATGACAGTTTAAGGGCTAGATATTTTACCCGTGTTCGCCGAGAAGCTGTCAGTGCAAATAAAGAGCATTATAAACAATGGGCGGAAGAAGTTGACGGAGTCGGAAAGGCAAAAATCTTTCCGCTTTGGAACGGGGACGGCACAGTCAAAATTGTCGTGACCAATTCTAACTTGGAACCTGCTTCCGATATATTGATTTCTAAGGTTAAAAACTATATTGATCCTGAACCAGGACAAGGCGAGGGACAAGCGCCAATAGGTGCCTTTGTCACAGTGGAGAGTGCGGTATGGAAAGAGGTTGAGATTTCAGCCGAGGTACTTCCCGAGGTCAATAGCTCTATCGAGCAGGTAAAGCAAGAAATCGAATCAGGTGTTTTAAATCTCTTTAAAAAGATGGCTTTTGAAGATAACGTCATCCGTTTATCGCAGATTAATAATATCGTCTACAATTCACCTTCAGTAAGTGATTATGCAGATATTAAGATCAATGGTTTAGCTGAAAACTTAGTTCTGAGTGACGTGGAAATCCCTAAATTGGGGCAGGTGAACATCATTGAGCAAACTCGATGAAATGACCGCTTATTTGCCGCTGTTCCTTACCAAGTTAAAGGAAATGTCTGAGCTTCTTGAGGCAGAAGCTCCCGAATTTGAAAAGCAAAATAACGGCATCTTTGATCTGACAGATCAGCTATTTGTCACAACAGCAACCTGGGGGCTTGAACGTTGGGAAAAGATTTTGAACGTACCGCGGGAATCAGGTGACACTGATGAGATCCGCCGATTGCGCCTAATCTCTAAAATGTCCAATATACCGCCGGCAACATATAAGGCTATTGAACAGGCATTAAATCGGTTCCTGAAAAATCCGTCTGCTCAGGTCAGGCTACTTCAAGGACAGTACCGTTTTAATGTTGATATTGATATAGATGATATGCAGCATATGAGCGAGCTCATAGAAACATTGGAGAATATGAAGCCAGCTCATTTGGCATATACCTTGCGAGCTGCTTTGAATGAGCCACTCAAGATAAAAGATACTGTCATTCTGAATAACAGAAGGTATCGAAAAACAAGTGAGCTAAAGGTAGGTTATTCCGTCACGCTCAATAATAACGAGGTGGTCCTTGTATGATTACACAGCTTTATAGAGAGCGAACAGCTGCAGATTTGAAAAATAGAATATCGAAAGTGCTGCTGAATGGAAATGAAACAAAAATTGTGGAAGTCACTATTCAGGGGGCCGTTGTCACGGTACTTACTCATCGAGAAGAAGATATCAAACACATTGAGAGTGTGCAGATCCTTGATGAGCAAAACAACGTGATTACGGGAAGAACAACAGATTTAGACGTCAGTAATAATAGAACGCTTGATTTTAGGATTACTTTTGAGGTGGTGTAACAAATGGCATATGAAGCAAAAACAGACTGGCTGCCAGATGATCCTATTAATGAGGATGATGTGAACCGTTGGGAGAAAGGTATTCAAGACGCGCATAAAGATTTAGATGTACATAAAAATGACATGAACAACCCTCACAATACAACAAAGGCGCAAATCGGGCTAGGGAACGTTGATAATGTACAGCAAGCTTCGAAAAAAGAATTTGAAGAGCATATTAATGATTCACAACGGCACATAACACCAGTAGAGCGGGAGAATTGGAATGCAAAAGAAACAACTGCCGGAGCTCAGGAAAAAGCTGATAAGGCTTTATCGGATGCAAAATATTACGTAGATACCAACTACAAAAATAACAATCTGACATTAATTACTGGTGACAATGCTATTCAAGATGCTAGAAAGGGAGGGGAAGAATATCCTTTAGGACTGACCTTAATGGACATTGGTCAGGGCAATACTACAGGGTACCCTTTGAGTTATGGCATTGTCAAAAATGAAAAATATAATAATTACCGATTTACGCAATACTTTTATGGGACAGGAAATGAGTCTGGGACTTACTACTACAGTACAGGAGTTTGGATTAGGCACTGGTGGAGTGGTTCAGGCTGGACAAAATGGGAGAAAATATCGGGTTTTGCTCATGCAAATGTGGGAACTACAGGCATTCAATACTTAAAAAAAGTTGACCATACTAAAATAGCTTTCAATAGAATAATCAAGGACAGTCACAATGCTTTTGACATTAAAAATAACAGGTTTATTGCACCGAATGATGGAATGTATTTGGTTGGTTCAGGAATTTATGTGATAAACTCTCCTTCTTATATTAACCTTCATTTAAAAGTTTATTTAAATGGAAAAAAATACAAAACGCTACATCATATTCGAGGGTATTATGAAAATAGAGATAATGAAATGTACCTTGGTTTAAATGGTAATGCAACTGTCCCAATGAACAAAGGTGATTACTTAGAAATCTGGTGTTATTGTAATTACGTAGGAAATGGTCAAAGGGGCGTGGACGATAAGGATGGATCGTTTAACTTTATTGACATACAGGAATTAGGCGGGAGAAATTATCCAAGATTTTAGGAGGTAACGATGAATATAGGTGAAGCTATTCTTTTTAAATACCCAACAGCTGATCCCACAAAGGATTTTATTGTCCAGAATAATGGTGACGGAACTCCCTCATATATAGCAGAATGGAATATTAGGGCACCTATACCAACGGAAGCAGAGTTAAAAACTTGGTGGGAAGAGCTTCAGAGTACATCTGCATATGAACCACCAGTTCAAGTGGATCTACTTGCAAGAGAGTTATCTCAGGAGAAGCTAGCCCGTAAACAGTTTGAAGAATTAAACCAAACTTTGGGAAGCGAGCTCTCAAAAATAAAGTTGCAACTGCTTACTCTACAAGGAGGGAAAGATTCATGAATTATTGGATTTGGGCTTTACATTATGACTGGGCTACTCCTGAAATGGTGAAACAGGCAATTCATTATAAAGATTGCTCGCCTGAGGATTTACAAAAAGGAGTGGAGAAAAAACTCATTGCAGCTGAACAGTATAAAGAGATCACAGGAGAAGCCATTTAGGGCTTTTTTATTTTTCCTTAAAGGAGGTGGTTCCGTTGTAAACCCATGCTCACCACTAATGATCAACAATAGCAAGGAGGATTTATAATGGCATCATATAGTTTTCAATTTTCAACAGATGCAACTGGTAAGCCGGGGGCAGCCAAGCCATACAGAGAAGGAAACAGAGATTTTGTTGTGCCGGTAGCTTCAATCTCCGGTAATTCAGAGCTGCTGACGAACGCAGTTTTAAAAGCCACTGAAGTCTACACGCAATATGGACAAGATCGATTAGGTCAGGTTTTAATTTCAAAAGTAAAAGGTCACGCTTATTCTGATCGTGAAGGAACCTTATTCATCGAAGAAAGTAATGATATGAATACATGGACCACTGTCTCTTCATTGGTAGTTAAAGCAAATACGCTTGGCGAGACTGAATGGATTCATTTAACTAAACGCTATTTCCGTTTTAGATACGCAAATGGTAACCTGCAGCAATCTGAATTTTTACTATACCAGTCACTGGGCGCAGGTGAAGAGGATATAACCATTAACCACACTGTTCCTATTACAGCAGTTGCTCCGTTGTCAGTCCAGTTAGATAAAAACGGTTTAACTAATGATGGTCGTTTAAAAGTTCAAACTGAAGGCTTGAACCTTAGCTCATTAGACACTCAAGCAAAAACAATGGATATTGTCTTTCACGATAAAACAGAAACCATAGGTGAGGGTAACCCATTCACCGTTGGATCATTCAAAACGTTACTCATTGAGGTTTATGGGACGGCTGAGACAAGTGAATTGAAGTTCTGGGGTAAATCCTTATCGGGAACAAAAAGAGCCCTTAGAGGGCAGAAAGTAGATGACGGAACATTTGCCACTAGCACCAAAGGGAAATCAGAAGCTTGGTCTTTTAGCATTACTGGCTTTAAAGAAATTGTTATGGAGCTTACAGCTTTAACAAATGGAAACTTTTCAGTTAGAGGGACGGCCGTCTCATAAGATCCGGCTGTCCTTTTTTATTTGCCTCGGAGGAGGTGATTAGAATGGAGGAGACAAGTTTGTTTATCAATTTTGAAACATTAGATTTAGCAAGAGTATATTTATTTGGAGGGGTGAAGTACCTTGATTTACTTCTAGTACTTAGCATAATTGACGTTTTAACAGGAGTAATCAAGGCATGGAAATTCAAAAAACTGCGAAGCCGAAGCGCATGGTTTGGCTATGTCCGCAAGCTACTCAATTTCTTTGCGGTCATTTTAGCAAACGTGATTGATACAGTACTCAATTTGAACGGTGTCTTAACCTTTGGTACCGTTCTTTTTTATATCGCTAATGAAGGTTTGTCAATAACTGAAAACTTAGCACAGATCGGTGTTAAAATACCATCATCAATAACAGATCGATTACAAACAATTGAGAACGAAAAAGAACAGAGTAAGAATAACGCAGACAAAGCTGCTGGCTAAGCCAGTGGCTTTTTTTATTACACAGACAGAAGGAGAGAGGATATATGGCCATTAAAGTTGTAAAGAATTTAGTCTCTAAATCAAAGTATGGATTGAAATGTCCTAATCCAATGAAAGCTGAATATATCACTATTCATAACACTGCAAATGATGCTTCAGCAGCCAATGAGATTTCTTACATGAAGAATAACTCTAGCTCAACGAGTTTTCACTTTGCAGTAGACGATAAACAAGTCATTCAAGGGATTCCAACGAATCGTAACGCTTGGCACACAGGAGATGGAACAAACGGTACAGGGAATCGTAAGTCGATTGGTGTCGAAATTTGTTATAGCAAGTCAGGAGGGGCACGATATAAGGCAGCGGAAAAACTCGCTATTAAGTTTGTAGCGCAACTACTTAAAGAACGCGGATGGGGTATTGATCGAGTCCGCAAACATCAAGACTGGAATGGCAAGTATTGCCCGCACCGTATTTTGTCAGAGGGAAGATGGAATCAAGTTAAGGCTGCCATTGAAAAAGAATTAAAGGCGCTAGGTGGGAAAACAAGCACAAGTAAAACAAGTGCAGCTAAAGAAAAAACAACAAACTCAAGCAACAAAAAAACGTCGTATGTGCTGCCTTCCGGTATTTTTAAAGTGAAGAGCCCAATGATGAGAGGGGAAAAGGTAACACAAATTCAAAAAGCACTGGCTGCACTATACTTCTACCCGGATAAAGGATCGAAAAACAACGGCATTGACGGCGTGTATGGTCCGAAAACAGCAGATGCGATTAGACGCTTCCAGTTAATGCATGGGCTTTCTGCTGATGGAATTTATGGACCTAAGACTAAAGAGAGAATTGAAGCATTATTGAAATAAAAAAAGGCCCTTCTCCTAGAAGAAGGGCAAATGTTTAGGCTGAAGTAATCTTATTTGAAGTGGTTAGTTTTTTTATTTTAGTTAAAATCGTTTCAATTTCCTTTTGTCTATCGTAAATTGTACTTTGAGAATCTCCCTCTATTATTGAGGCGTGTTGAAGATATTCATTATCATCGAATAGATAAATAGCCTTGACAATATCTCCATTTTCTGTGAAAAATAGTTCGACTTCTAAATGATCGTTTATTTGCTTGAAGCTTACTTGTTCGTAATCAGGATCTTTGGCACTGACTAAAAGGTCTGACGGCCAAACCGGATTTAGGTGCATTGCTTTCCATAACTGGTTTCTCAACTCATTTAACAATTTTCAACTCTCCTTCTTTAACGTTCCTCTTATTAACATCCTCAAATATTCGATTTGAGCATCCAAATCTTTGTTTGCATTTAAATAGTCATCTACCACCCAATTTTTTCTTTCACCATATTTGTTTTTAAAGAAGCTGTTTAAATATGCTGCTATTATTGCAGTATTATCAGGTTTTTGCAACGTCCATTGATGCACACGCTGTAGGGGAAGGTTTTTAAATTCAATACCTTCTTTAGTAAGATCGAACTCAAGTATTAATTGTGCAGGTATTTCATATTGAACTTTCTCATTAAATCCTTCTCGTAATACATTTCGGTATTTCTTAGGATTTTTAAGGAGAGGATTAAACTCTGGTTCAGCTTTTTCTTTTCGAGCTAAATTTGACAATTCTTTTTCAGATTTATCTGGGAATATACTCTTGAGTTTTTCAACTGTTTCCTCAATATCTTTTTCGTATGCCTCGTATGCTTCAGCTGCACTTGTGAACTCGTAATATTCTTCTTCTGTATCAATTTCTCCATCAAAAATAACCTGACCTAAATCTGTTTCTTCTTTTTTGAAGGAGTTAAGTAATTTTGATTCTTTTTTATCGTTCTTTATTACAGCTTCTAATACTTCACAAAATCTTTTTTCTTGCATATATTCTTTCCAAAGGGGATCTAATCCCAGGTCCCTATGTGCAACAACTGTACCAATATTATCAATTGGATTTGCTGTTACTTGATCGGGGATTCTTCGTAAAATACGACCAATAAATTGTGAATATGGAGCTAAGCTTCTATAAGGTCTAAAAATAGCTGCAACCGAAAGATAAGGATGATCATATCCTTCCCCTAACATAGCAACATGTATTACTACATCTGTTTGGTGACTTTCTATTTTTCGTAATGCTTCTATTTTCTCGTTTTTAGGGAGTTTGCTATGAACTACTACAACTCTTAAATTTGATTCCTCATACAGTAACTTTACTTTTTCTGCATGTTTAATACTACAACAAACAGCAATTATTTTATGAGGCACATCACTAACTGATAATCGTTCATTAAGTTGTTCAATACTTGCATTTACGATTTGTTGATTGCATTCTTTTGACATAGCAACACTTTTTGATATGTAGTCTTTTTCTTTTATATTTAAAAGTTCGAACTCTTTGAGTGTGTATTTTGTTGATTCGTCTCCGTTTAATGTTAAGTAAACCTTTTCAGGTTTTAACACAAAATTTTTAAGGGTTTTAACTATCCCTTCCTTCATAGCTTTTCCTAACCGGTAATTCATTATTACTTGTCCTTCAATTTGCTTCCTGTCAGTTCTGAAGGGTGTACCTGTAACTTTTAAAACTTTTGCGTCTTTAAAATATTCTAAAGCTTTTGACCAAGTTTCCGCAGGTGAATGATGTGCTTCATCAATAATTATCATGTCAAAAAAGTCACTTTCGACTTTTTTTAATAAGGAGTTTCGATATTGGGTGCTTAGCTTATGAATATTAAGAATGACTATATTACTTTCTTCCAGTTCCTCCATAAATGTTTCTTTATCATATTCAACAACTTTTGGAAGGTCACTATAATCTTCAAAGACTCCGTGCTTAAGCCAAAAATTATCCGGAGACGAAGGGTCTAATGAATCTAAGACGTGATCTTTAATAACTAATTGAGGGGTTATAATTAGGACTCTTCCTCTTGAGATACCATACGGGGCTAGGCCCATAACACCAGTTTTACCAGCACCAGTGGGTAAAATTGCAACAGCATGATTTTTTGATTTATCCAATAAGAAATGATTGCAAATTTTAATATAGGCATCCTTCTGTGCTCTTCGTAATCCTTTGTTATCTAAAATACTTGGCTGAGCAGTTTTAAAGTAATTTTCTTTGTATTCATTCATTTATGATCTCCCTCTAATAAATCAAGATATTTACATCTATAATAACTGAAATCATTTTTATTTAGTGAATTTCGACAAAAATAGACTAGATTCGCATTTGAAATGTCACAATTTCTCTCAGTATCTTAATTAAGTGGTTCAGTTAATGCATGGGCATTCTGCCAATGGAATTTATGGACCTAATACTAAAGCGAAAATTGAAGCGAAATTGAAGTAATATAAAAAGGCCCTCTCATAAAATGGGGGCCTTTAAGTGTTTCTTATAAATAGCTTCTTTTAGTTGTTCTATTACACTTTTCAACCATTCTATTGGTGGTAATCCAATTGTCGGGAAATATATTTCTGCATTACACTTTATAATGTCTTCCTTTTCTTCTTTAGTTAGTTTGCTATTTAGAAACTCTTCGCAATACTTTACTGTAAATAGCAAACCTTCTTTACTAATTTCCTCAATAAATTCGTCTAATGCGTGTTCAGGCGATTGGATATCTTGATGAAATGTTCCACCTAAAAAATTTTCTAATTCGTCTAAGAAATCATAACTTTCATCCATGGTACTTCCTCTCTTTTTTATATGGTTGGTGTTGGAATAAGCTCCCATTAAGAGGGACTTGTAAAGTACTCTTCTTTATTAAATAAAACATCAATTTTGAATGAATGTTATTTAAGCAACAGATTCTCTCTTTATATCAAAAATATCAATCTGCTTTGATTCCAAAAGATCTTGTAAATAGTCTGGACCGTGTTTCTCAGCTACTTGAAATTCTCCTTCTGATATAGGTAAAGCCATTAACCAGGTAACGCTCTTGTTGCTAAATTCAAGTAGTTCTAAATCTTCCTCCCAGAGAAATGGGGGAACAAACATAACATGTTTCATGTCGGTTTCCTGATCATACATACTAATAACATCTTTGAAAATAACACCTGGTGCACAAGAGAAATTTGAGTTGATTATATTAAAGGCACAAGTTGATAAAACATTAGCATATATGTCTGAAGCTGACTCCATTGCAGCTACGATTTCTATCCGTAACGGAGTGCCATTCACCTCATAATTAATAGAATGATCCGACAAGCCTAGAGTTGAATATGACGTGATACCTTCCTGAGGATGGTCACTAACCGATAAAATATCTATGCTGCTATTCTTGTTATCATCCCAATACTTCGTAACTTTCGGTTTACCTCCAAAAGCTCCTAAAACTGTTCTAGCAATTACTTTGTTTTCTTGTGTAACGCCCATTAGACAATCTCTCCTTAATCTCCAAAGTAATCATCCGTCATATCTTCCCCTTTATGACTCCTATTGGAGGAAGGTAATTCAGGTTGATAATGGTCTGGATTATTATGTTCATCTAAAAATTGCTTTCGACTAATATTTCTTTCCATTGCACTTTGTTGATGTTTTCTAAATTCATAACCTGGTTTATGACCCATATCCCATGGTTCATCTTTTTTCATTACCTGTTTTGTTAACGGGTCTTTAACAGATCCGGTTGAATCCATAGCATTTTCCCAAACCTTATCTCTAACGCCTTTACGGAAATAAGTTGGTCTTTTGTACGTTTTAGGAACTTTAGGTTTTTTGCTGGTGTTAGTAGATGTTTCGCTAACTCGGGAACTCGATTTTGCATTAAGCTTTTTGTTAATTCCACGAGCTCCGAAAGGAACCAACATTGCCATTGCTCCACTAAGGCTCTGTTCTTGCCTCTCTTTAGAGACTTTATTCCCGAACATATCGCGTCCTGTTATGGCCTCGCTAAAACCATTTGCAGAAGCAAGTCCATAAAGTCCTTTGCTGGAGTTTTGAAGAGCATGGAATGTCTTAGGTGTTTTGTATACATCGAGAGCTTTGTCTGCTCTATACAACGCCTTACTTGTTGAATAAACAGCTTTTCCACCTTTAGCTAATTTACCTGCCCATCCTACGATAGGGATGTATCCTGCCGCAGCCATTGCACCGGCAGCGACCCGTTGTCCAGCAGTTAGCTTTTCGCCGGTAACAGGATCAACCCCATCGGCGGCTCTTTTATAATCATAATATCCAGAGACCTCTCCTGTAAAATTACAAACAGCATCCCAAGACTTTTCATACCATGGTCTGTTCGCCAGTTCTTCTTGTTCTTTTGCTATTCTTCTTTGTTCCGCCTGTTGGTCCTTAAAAGAGATGTAGTCTGTTGATTGTTTCTTTACATCCTCAGTCATCTTGTGAATCTCACTGTCTCTATAAGCCTTCGCATTATAGTGTATAGGAGAGGCACTTTTGCCTTTTGCTGTCGCGTTCATTAAAGCTTGATAATCAGCTTGAATCATTTGTTCATTTGCTTCTGATAGTCCGTATTCTGATGTTAAGTTTTCGTCAACTTCATCCATTTTCTCAATGGCTTCTTTTCGTTTCTTTTCGGCAGACGAAAGTTCATCTTTAAAAGTTTCCGTTGAAAACAGATCCAAAGGCAGTATGTCGTTGATATCATTTAATATATCTTTCATGGCTTTTTTCTGTTCAGACATGATGGATTTTGATTTGGTGTAGGCGTTAGCAAGCTCATGCGCTAAAAAGGTTTCTTCTATGTAGGCATCTGATAAGTTGGCATCTTCTAAGAAACCAGTAATACTCGTTAAAAAAGAAATTTTCATCTCAATTAAATCAATCCATTGGTCAGCAATGCCAGCTTGATCTTCATAAAATGATTTGATGTTATTAGCACCTTTGCCTGAAAACTCGCTATCATCTAAATCTGCAACAGCTTTGAACGCTTTCTTTAATTTGACCATTTTACTTTTTAAATCTTTGTATTCCTGTGCTCGCTTTTCAGCCTCGGTGAGCAAGGTTTTGGCTTCAAATACTTTCAT